TATCACTTTTAATATTCATTCCGTCGATGAGGTCAAGAGCGAAAGCCTCGCCTATCTCGTCGCCTAGTTTTAGTACTTCATTATCTAGGGCGTCTGTAAAGAAATGCGTTGTCTCGATCCCTGTGTGATATACACTATTAGCAATCGCATAAAGCAAACCTTTGCGTTTCATTAACCTACCCTTTGCATCTCTTGGCGCTATACCCTTGCGGATAGTCCACCCATTGAAAGCCATAAACGGCGGCTTTTTATCTGTATACTTAAACTTATTATTTGTTACCTTTTTAAGTTTCCAAGCTTTGCCCGTTACTTTTTTGCCCTTTACTTTTTTATCCGCTCTTTTACCTCCGACACCTTTAACCCCTGCGTCTACATATTCCCAGTAATCCGCTAGAGTAAACTCTATAGAGCTACCCTTTACTTTATAGGATAGGTTTTTAGATAGGTTGCTATCGCCTTTCTTTTTTTTCTTTAGATTAGCTCTTGCTTGCTTTACTACATTACTCCCTAGAGTATCAAATATTTTCGTTACACTTCCCAAAAGCAAAAGCTAGTTTCGTCTATTGGCATCTCTACCTCTAGGCTCATATCCCAACCGTCTAACAGGTTTTTGTCTGAGTAAGTTATCTGCGTCAAGGTCGGACTATCCGACGCCGTTATATTATTGTCTGCAAAGTCTCTATGCATTTTAACCCAAAGCGCATTTAAGCAAGAGAGCGTACCGTTGTAGTTATCTACCTCGTTATCGTTTAGGTAAAATTTATCGTTTACATTCTCGTTATTAATGTCTCTAATATCTAGGCATTGTATATTAAGGCTAAAGGTAATCGTAGCGTTTGAGCTAAAGGTTGCGTCTGTTATATCAATATTAAACAACGGGAATATATCGCCTTTGTTCAAATCAATATCCGCGCCCGTCGTGATTGTTTTAACAAATACGTCTTGCTCTGCTAAACTCCTTATATATCTTAATAGTCTACTATATGCGTTCATTATAATTGTGTTACGTTATTTCCTTTCCTTAATATTGCCTCCATATTTTGCCTGTCTAACTTATGAGCTAGGAACGTGTGAAACTCATGTATCTTTGTTTCTAGCACTCTGTCGATTTTCAGTATATCATTACTCGCCATCATATCAATAGTAACGTACCACCCCCATTTAGAGAAATAATCTACCGCTTGCTTTTCTCCTCCACTTGATTCGTATATCTCTGGATAGCTTGTTTTAATTCTCTCGATAAACTCCAAAAAAAAACCAGAGCGCCGTTAACTATATTCATTGGGCAACTTCGCATCTCCTCACATAGAGCCTTATCGTACTTATAGGGCAGTATCTCATAGTTACCGAAAGCGTCCTCGTTTGTAACCCTACGAAATAAGATAGCTATAATTTTGTGCATCTCTTTAAAGTCCATTCCTATAGTGCTGAGGTCTACATACTCCGCCGTCGTTATCTCGTCTAGGTTTGGGATAAAGCCGTACTCTACTCCATTAAGCATAAACCGCTCCTCAAATTCTACGTCCTGCTCACAGGCTGCTATAATCTGCTCCATTAAACCCTCGTAGTCTGTGTATACTAATTTCTTTACATCTTGTTTTTTCATTCCTGTAAACAAAGATATAACCCTCTCAATCATTCCCTGCTCTGTCATCTTATCCTCTCTCGCTCGTAGCGCCTCAAACTTGACGTATTGGTCTAGAGTAATATCTGCGATATTTTCGGGTACACTAATTTTAATAGTCTCTGTCATATAATAAAAACGATTTTTGCTTAGTATTGTTTCTTAGTACCTAAATGTTAAAGTTTTGTTAAAATTGTTTATTTCTTTGTGCATAACTCTAAAGGGTTTGTATATTTGCGTATAAATAATTAACTAAAACAAAATATTATGAAACTTAAAGCAAACACACAAATTAAAGCAGGAAATCACATAGTAAGCATAGGGAGAGAGACTCACTTTGTAGCTATAATAAGTCCACAGACGGGAGAATTTGTAGAGCTTAAAAGAGCTAAGACTAACAAGAGATTACGCAAAGTAAAAAGAGAGATAAAATCTTTTTTAAGCTGTAGCGAGACATTTTGCTTTGAGAGATTAAGCGAGGAACAAACAATTCAATTAATAAACACCCTTAAATAATAAACCTCAATAACAACCTATTTAAAACAAGGGGAGCGTAACAGCTCCCTTTTTTATTACCTTATTTCTATTTTGCCACGATTAGCCAACAGATGAGATACTCCGTAACGCAGCGCGTCCAAACTATGGTCGTACATCGCAGAAAATACATTCGCGCCCTTGTCTGTATAAACGTAGTTGTTTAACTCCTTTGCCATATTCGTAGAGTCTGGGTGTACGACAAGCTCGTAGTCTTGAATTAATGCCACACCTGCCGCGATACTGCCTGCGCCTTTCTTAGCGCCTCTAATATTGAGACCTAGCTTTTGTAACTCTGCAATAGTTCCTGCGCTTGCACTATCTGCTATGATAAGACTACGCCCTGCTCTCTGTCTATTGATTGCGTATATTTCGGAGATGGTAATCTTTGATTTGTAAAGCTCCTCCTTTGCGTAGATTATTTTTTTCTTTTTATCTATGGCAATAGCGACTAAGGTTGTCGGGTCTGTAAATCCGTAATCCTGTCCAAAGATAACCTGTAACCCGTCGGGATTAAATTCGCCAAAGCGCCAATTCGTGTAAACGACTCCCTCAGCTTTTGAGAGCCAAGAGCCTAAAACGACGTGCTTATATTTAATCGGATTGCTGACTTTCATATCCTCGAAATAGTCTAGTATCTCGTCGGGTACAAACTCAAGGCAATCGAGGTAGGACGTATGTATATAACAGACGTTATCTTTTATCCCGTTAAATCCCTCTTGCACTCCTCTACTCTCGTAGTACTTCATATAGATAAAATGCTCCTTACTCGTAGGGTTTAATATTAACACCTTAATATTTTTGTTTGGGTTGCTCGCGTCGTTACCTCTAATCGATAGGACTATCTTGTCGTAGATTGCCTCGTCTTGCATCTCCTCCGCCTCGTCTAGTATTAACATCGAGAAATCTTTTAACCCCTTGAGGTTTGCTGTCTGGACTCCAGAGCCTGCCTTTAATCCTTTAAAGACTATTTTGCTTTTATTGAATTTTGATACAATCCTATTTTGCTGCGACTCGAAAAAACTCTCCATATTCATGAGTTCGATTTTCTCCTCTACCTCAGCAAATATAGAATCCTTTAGAGATGCGTTTGTATACCTTGAATATAAAATTCGATGCCCGTAGTTCGTGCAACTATTTAAAGCGCTTAGAGACGTCGCAAATGACTTCTGAGAGAATCTGCCGCCTGTTATGATAAACGTATCCACGCCGTCGGGTATATTAAACAAGGGCGCAAATTTTGGGCTTATGTTTACGCTACTCATTCTCTGGTGTTACGTCGATTGCTGAGGTAAATGAAATCGTCGGAATGTTTACGCTATTACCCTCTGAGGTTATATCTACGCTCTGCATTGGTTTGCCGATTGTATACTCAAGGTATAGCTTTGCGCTCTGGACGTCTCCCGTCATCGCTGACGCCTCTAACGTTTGAAAGACAGTTATAAAGTTGTCCTCGCTAATTGCCTCGCTTATAAGCGCTTTAAATGGGTTTTTACGGCGGTCTAGTCCTTTGGCTATTGTGGAGTTGCCTCCGTTGTTTTTTCGTTTATCCATAATTCAATACAAATCAACTATTGATTATAAGTACTATTATATAAACGAATTATATTATATTTTGTTTCTTATATAAAAAAACCCCGCCAATTAAGGCAGGGCAAACTAAAACAAAATTAAACAAAACTAACTAACGTCTACGAGTCCGTCTCTGTAGTGGTCTACAACTACGCCCGTTTTTAATGTGATTGTCTTATAGGGTACTATTGAATTTTTTACGAGTAATCTGTGTATATATTTTCTCATGGTTTAAATATCTAGGGTTAATGTCACTATAAATAAATATAGCTTTATTGTTGTGTAATTAAACTCTTTGGTTTGAGCCATATATTCCCAACCTAATAGGAATCTGTCGTGAGGATAATGGAAAGCTATTTGTAAAGTCCAGTTCATTATATTGGCTGTTTAGCTTGTTGAAATCCTGCGCTCCATTCGTGCTTGGAATGGTCTCCAATAATTGTAATTAGCTTATCTCTTTGCTCATGAGTTAAAGCTAGGTCTTTGTCGAATAGTCTGTTTAGTGTTGTTTTTAAATCCATAGTTTTGTTATAGTTACTCGTCTAGTCCTAGAGTCCACTTAAGTAGGTCTATTTTAGCCTCGTATCTTGTTATACTATCATTTATAGTTGACGATGAAACCAAATCGTCTTGTCTTGTGTAAAGGCTCTCTAGTGTTAACTCTAATTTTGTCAATTTGTCTTGTAATTCTTTTTTAGTTTTCATAATAATTTATTTAGTTAATTAATTTTGTTTTTGTAAATATACAAACCTTTTTAAGTTTCCACCAAATAAAAAACAACATTTCTCAAAAATAATTTATAACTACCTAATCCTCAGAATTTAACAGGTCAAAAATTAATTGGCAAGTCTCGTATTCCTCGATGTATTCAAAGTATAGCAGGGCATCTCTAGAGAGTATCTGCTCGTCCTCCTCAGATTGCGGCTCGAATAAATACTTATCGTAATCGTTATAAATAAACGTACATACATATTGTATCGACTCGTCTAGTAAATACTCTACCATACTGCGGTAGAATAAATCGTGTGCGTCTGTATAGTCTTGTCTGGTAGCCTCCTCAAAAAAATCGTGGGGGTTGTCAAATATTACGGGTATAGTCATTTAAAATAGTTGTGTATATACGCAGTCGTGTACAAAACTGTAGTCCTCGTTTAGGGTATCTATTTGCGCGTCTGTCATTGCCTCGCCGTCGTAGTCTGCCGAGACTATAAAAGCGTCTGTAAAGTCGGGATAGTCTCTTGTATCTATCCCGTCAATTTCAATGTTATCTATTAGGTCGTAATTCATTTGTCTGTGTTTTGTGCCTCGTCTACGTCTTTAATTTCGTTTGACGATAAAGCGGTTACTATTGCCTCTTGATTGTGTGCTATATCTTTAACTAGGGAGTGTAGATTTGAAAGCCTTGTCTCTAACTCGGATACCCGTTTCCTCAAAACTTGCTTGTTTAGCGGTTTGCTTTGTTTCTCTAATTTTGGCATTTGCTTGCTCATAACTTTGTTGCTTTTTTAGTGTAGCGCGTTCCATT